CTGTCGACGGGCCCGCGTCGGCCGCACTCGGTATCGGCTCGCTGCTCCGGGTCGACAACGAGCGGATGATCGTCACTGGCCGGTCGATGCTCGACACCGGGCAGGGCTTCGGCGACTCAATGACCGCGGCCAACAACGACGTGTCCATCGGAGCGGCGAACGGGAGCGCGTATGCGGTCGGCGAGGTCATCCTCCGCGACTCCGAGCGGATGCTGATCACCGACATCGCAGGCAACACGCTCACAGTGACCCGCGCCTGGGACGGCAGCGTCCTCGCCGCGCACACCGACTCCGCGATCTACGCACCCCGGATCCTCACCGTGGTGCGTGGCGCGCTCGGTACGACGGCCGCTGTCCACAGCAACGGGGCGGCCGTGGCCCGCTGGGATGCCCCCGGAAGCGTCCGGCAACTGTGCGTCGCAGAGGCGCTCGTCGATCTCCTGCAAGGCCGCTCCGGGTACGCGCGGACCGCCGGGTCCGGGGACAACGAGCGCGAGGCGTCCGGCCGGGGCCTGAAGGATCTCCGCGACCGCGTGTACACCAGCCACGGCCGCAAGGCTCGGACGAGGGCGGTCTAGTCATGCTCCTTGACGTCTCCACCACCAGCCGCGGCCCCCTCTTCGACGGGCGGGCCCGCGCCGCCGCGAACGCCTACGTCAACAGGCTGGAACGCGACCTCGCCGAAGAAGGCCTGAACATCCTGCGCGGCGAGATGCACCGCGTGTTCCGCAACCCCACCGGCTACTACGAGTCCCGCTGCAAGGTCATCGAAGGCCACAAGATCTCCGACAGCCGCGTGGTGTACGGGCCGTGGCTCGCCGGCATCGGGTCCCGCAACTTCCCCGCGACGAAATTCCGCGGCTACGACCACTGGATCGTCACCCGGGACAAGCTCAACGCCCGCAAGCAGGGCATCGGTGAGCGGCTCCTGCGCCGGTACACGGGCAGGATGTGATCGCCGTGGCCCTCGATCTCACCGCCTACCGCAACGCGGCCATGTCCCACGCTCAGTCCCTCGGCCTGTTCACACAGGTGCTGGATCACGAGCCGGTATCGGCCCCCGGGAGCGGCCTGATCTACGCCCTGTGGGTTACCGACGCAGCTCCGATCCCGGACCGGTCTGGTCTGACCTCGGTGTCCGTGCGGCTGGAGCTGAACGGACGGGTGTTCATGCCCGCGGACACGGAGCCGCAGGGCGACGTCGATATCGCGGTGACGGGCGCCGTGAACGGGCTGATGAACGCGTATGCGGGCGACTTCGAGCTTGGCGGGACCGTCGCAGAAGTCGACCTGCTCGGCGCGTACGGCACACCGCTGCGGGCCCGGTTCGGCTACACGCGGCTCGACAGCACTACGTACCGGGTGGCCACGCTCACCATCCCGCTGGTCCTGAACGACGTCTGGAATGAGGTGGCATAGGTGGCCAAAACAGGCGGCCTTGGGGACGCGCTCTACATCGGGGGCATCGACCTGTCCGGTGACTTCACCGCGATCGGCAACGTCGGCGGCGGCCCTGCACCGCTCACGACTACGGGCATCGACAAGGGCGCGATGGAGCGGATCGGCGGCTCGCGTGACGGCCGGCTGGAGGCCTCGTCGTGGTTCAACCCGACGCTGTCGCACCCGGTGCTGTCGGCGCTGCCGACTGCGGACGCGCAGAGCATGTACTGCCGCGGAACAACGCTCGGCAGTCCGGTCGCGACCATCATCGGCAAGCAGGTCAACTACGACGGACAGCGCGGCCAGGACGGATCCTTCCCGTTCTCGGTGTCCATGCAGGCCAACGGGTACGGCGTGGAGTGGGGATATCTCCTCACCGCGGGCAAGCGCGTCGACGTCGCCGCGACGAACGGCACGGGCGTCGACTTCGGTCTCGGCAGCCCGCCGCTGTTCAACGGGCAGGCCCTGTTCGGGGCGCAGTGCTATCTCCAGGTGTTCGCGTTCACCGGGACCGATGTGACGATCAAGGTCCAGGACTCCGCGGACAACGCGACCTTTGCCGACGTCGCTGGCATGACGTTCACCGCGGTGACCACGGGGCCCGGGACGCAGCGGATCGCCACTGCTTCGGGGGCGACGATTCGCCGCTACCTGCGCGCCGTGACCACAACGACCGGCGGTTTCACCTCGCTGACCTTCGCGGTGGCCGCTGTCCGCAACGACGTGGCTACGGCCTTCTGAGAGGGGTGAGGTTCTCATGCAGATGGTCAACCGGATCGACCCGAACCTGCCTGTCAGCCAGTACCAGACGTACAGCATCACCGCCCCCACCGACAGCACGATCGTGGCCGCGTGCGAGCAGGTCGGGTGCGCGGCGTGGCTGAACGGCTGGGACTCCGTCATCGACGAGCGGACCGAGCTCGGCCAGCAGCAGGCCGCGTACATCCGGGGCCAGTCCCGGCGCACGTTCCGCGAGATGAAGACGGACGCCGGGCTGACCGTGTTCCGCTTCGAGGCCCACCAGCGCTGTTTCGAAGAGCACCGCACCCGCCCGGAGATCTACCTCGTCCGCGACGGGGATCACCGCGGGAACCCGACCGGCCGGACGAGGCAACACACCCGCCCAGCCGACTGGGTCGAGGACATGACCGAAAACCAGGGCCGCATCGTCGACCTGCAACAGAAGGGATAACCAGCCATGGCAAAGACCTCAGGCCTCGGATGGTCAGTGTGCTCTGTCGATGATTCGGCCGGCGTCGTCCGCACGATCATCAACGACGTCACGAACTTGCAGTTCGCGACCCCGCGCGCCGTCCAGGACATCACGGGTATCGACAAGAGCGCGATCGAGCGGCTCCTGCTCCTCGCGGATTTTTCGATCACGCTGAACATCGTCGCGAACTTCACGGCGAACCAGGCGCACGACGTGTTCAAGACGGTGCCGTCCACGTCGGTGGCGCGGACGACAACGCTGACGGTGGCAGGCAAGACCCTCGCAAACGAGGTCCTCTACACCGACTACCCGCTCCAGCGTGCCCAGTCCGGCGAGCTCACCGCGTCGGTGCCTGGAGTCCTCGCCGACGGCAACGTTCCGACCTGGAGCTAGGCCCAAGTCATGCTAACTGTCCGGGAGTTGACCGATAGACTATCCAAGTCATCAAGGCTTGGAGGCCTGGTCATGCCCGGAGCAACGTCCGGAAAGTTCACCGTTAAGTCCTGCGGCAACGCGCACGCCTGGTGTGCCGAATGCCGCCCCGCGCAGGCTGCCGCGCAACGGAAGCCGAAGCCCCCGAGGAAGGACCACGACAAGCCATGCAGGAACTGCGGGCGCTGCGATGTCTGCCTCGGGATGGAGGCGCCGGAGGGCATGAAGGTCTGCCGTTCGTGCCACGAGACCAAGCCGTTCAGCGCCTTTGCGCGCCGCACCGACACGGGCGGCTACCGCAACCAGTGCATGGACTGCCGCAACTCGGGTCAGGTGTCGGCGCGTTGCGCAGGCTGCGGGTCCACCTTTGCCCGTCTGGGCACGACGGAGCGGGATCTGTGCGCGCGCTGCCGACCGCCGCTAACGAAGCCTTGCGCAACGTGCGGCACGGAGTTTGTCGGCTCGATGGATCAGCGCCGTTACTGCTCTCCGGGGTGCCGTGACACGGCGCTCGACGCGAAGCGCAGGACCACCCGCCAGAAGGTCCGTTTGGAGGCTCTCCAGGCGTACGGCGGTACGACCCCGCAGTGCGTGTGCTGTGGCGAGGGCCAGCTCCTGTTCCTCGCACTGGACCACATCGACGGCGGCGGCCACGCGCAACGCAAGGAGACAGGCGGGGGCGGGTTCTACACCTGGCTACGTCGCCACAACTACCCGGCCGGGTTCCGAGTGCTTTGCCACAACTGCAACTTCGGCCGACAGATCAACGGCGGCACCTGCCCGCATCAGGAGAGATGAGCATGGGTTACAAGACCAAGGTCAAGACCTACAGCATCCGATTCGCCCCGGGCCACGAGCACCACGGGGCCGAGGCCACGGTCCGCGGCATGTCACTCGGCGAGTACATGGAAGCGACCGGCCTCGACGGCGGCGACGGAGACGGCGACGCCGGAAGCCTGAAGAACTTCATCAGCCACCTCGTCAGCTGGAACCTCGAAGACGAGGACACCG